CCTAAAACATGACCTACAGTAGCTACAACATCTTGCACATTAAATGAACCATCTTGCGTTGCATCTCCTAAAACGCCAGTACCTTCTTGCTCTCCATCATCGTCAGGGAGAACCCCAGCTTCATTTACAATAATTGGTGCGATACTTGTTACCGTAGAAGTTGCGCCCTCTGAATCCTCGACTGTCAAAGAAGCCTTAATGCCAAATCCTATATGGTCTACCATAGGGTGAATACTTAACCAGTAAGAACCAGTATATCCTGCTGATGATGTTGCTTGATTAGCAATGTCTACAGAGTTTTGAAGCTCATTAGGTGTATCTATCACCTGTCCTCCATAGGTAATCTCTAAGTCCCATTGAAATGACACGATACCATTATATCCAATATCTCCATTGGGGTCATAACTATCAGAAGCATCAAATTCTAAAAGCCCCCCACTATATAAAGATGTGCTTTCCTCATCGTTTTGGTCATATATATATGTATGAAAGGTTGCTATTGGGCTTGCGTTTGGAAATACGCAACTACCATCATCTACATTAGCATTTTGGTCATAATTATCAGCGCTTGGATGAGTACATCCCTCTACTATTAAATCTGTACACATACTTTGCACATGAACATTGGCTTCAGGGTTAAAACTTAAATATTCAGGTAGTGTGCATCCGTATATTACTGGACTGCCAGTTAAATTATGCATCTGCATAACCTCTATATCAACCTTGTCTAATGTTTTTGACACACTTGTTATTAAGAAATATGGGAGTATCTGTTGATCTATTTGCATATACCCCGCTTCTCCATTGAGATTTAGATTTTGATACATATCTTTTCCGTAAGGTTTTAAATCCCCTATGTTTTTATCAAAGCCAACCAAATCACCAACTTCTAATTCTATACCCTCTTGTATTGGTAGAGTTGCCTTAATTATAAGGTGTGTATTTTTGTAAAACTGAAACATAAAATCTCTAAGTTTTAATGCTGTTGCTTCATTGTTTATATATGGAGCTTCTATCTCAAGCTTATACTTTCCTGATTCTCTAAATTTTGAAATATCATCTGCGCCCTCTAAACCATATTCATTTATATAGCTCTCTATGTACTCATCAGATACACTTGTTTCCCCTGTTATATTAGCAAGCTCCTCTTTTCCATAGTCGTACCCCCATCTAACCTTGCAACCATTAAAGCCTAAGTCATCTACCTTTGTTTTGCTAAAACTGTATTTTAATATTTTATCTGAGCTTATTGTTTTGTCAATATCTCCAAGACCGTATGTTCTCTTTATCGTATCTATAATAGCTTGTCCATCTCTAGGACTATACCTAAAGAATAAATTGGACTGGCTACAGATATTCTCTATAATGTCTTTAGAACTTTCTTGCTTATTAATAGAAAAGCCAAATTTCATATTGGTTTCCTGAGAAGGCATTATTACCGAACCTGCGGTCATCTCTGTAGTGACAAGATTTCCTATAATATCTTCAGGGCTTTCTAATAGGTTAGGAGCATCTTCAGACTCGTCATTATCCCATGCAATTTTTGTGTAGCCTGTATTAGGATTAAATTTATTTGCCCCATTTTTTTCATTAAATCCTTCTAATGACTCGTGATAAATAGGTTGGCTGATGCTTTCTACTACCCCATTTACTATATTTTTTTTCGCATAAACTAAAAATAATCCATGATAGTTATCAATTTCCCCTATATTCCCAAATATTTTTGCAGTTATTTCAAAAACCCAACCTTGGCTATGTGACGTGCTAATTTCAAATTGAGTATCATCTTGATATATATATGGTCTAGTATTATCGTCTGGGCTTAAAGATGTATGTATATTCGTGGAAGCATAAAAATTATTCACATCAATATCAAAAATATAATCCGAAGCCCAAGGTTGATGCAGCATCAACTCGTACACTTCCCCATTAATATTTTTATACTTCATACTACTATCTGTCAAGGCTTTATATAGTTCTATAAGATGCTTGTTCTCGTGACTTGTATAGTTATTAGGCGCATTTTGCCCTTCATACCAAACTTTAATTTCTGCATTTATTTCTTTAGCATTAGTTAAATTACCATCTACTCTACCTTTAGCATTTACAAAAAAATCTTTTTCAAATATGTCTTTATTTTTCCAATACTTTCTAAGTTTAACATCAGACCAGTCGGTTTCAACATCAACAACTCTTTCAGAACTTTCAGAGTTAATATCTGCTTGGTATGGTGAAAAAGTATAATACATAGCCACATTATTTGAGTTTAATATTGGATATTTAACATTTGAATCATAGCTGCTTTCATAATTATTGTAATCATCTTGCGCCCCTACAAAAGAAGAACTTAAATTTGAAATATAGCTATTGTCTGAACTTAAATCTCCTGAATCTATACCATTTAATTTAAATTTATTTCTACTTACAGAATCATCAAGCACTTGCGAATCTAGATTCCATTTCCCTGATAAACTAAAAGAATTTGGTGTTGCAATATTGGTATTCCCACTTTCTGCTGATATTGCAGATTCATCATAAACATATGGAGAGTATATAGAATATAAATTAAAATTAGGAAATCCTATATTAGACTGTGTTCCTGAATAATTAAAACATTTAACATAACCATTGCCTAGAAATTGAACATCTCTGGGAAATTCATCTCCTGATTCATTCTCATATACATCTATCCCACTTGCCTGCTCAAACTCCAAATCAAATATTCCAATTTTATAAAAATAAGAATCATTTTCTAAAGTATCAAATCCAAACCAATCGCTAATAATATCATTAGATATAGCTCCTGAATTTAAACTAAAACCAGTTTGTATATTTTTCATGGTGTTATTTTCACTATTAACATCTTCAATTTCGCGCCAATTTCCGATATTGGATATTGTATAAACAGATATTTTTTTATTTATTAATTTCGATAGATGTGAACACCACAATCCAGTTAAACTTATATCATTAGAAACAGCAGTAAACTCAGCATCAGGGTCTGCACTCGGAATGTTTATTTTAATATGGTCGTTGTAGGTTATATACTGACTATACCTATGTAATTGCCTTATATCGTATTGTGTATTATTGTAAGGTTTTATAGGTATGCTAGCCAATAAAGAGTCGCTAAGTCTAACTTTCAATACATTTGCATCTTCCAACTGGTCTGTAGGTCTTCTCCAACCTCTACCATCTTTTTCATTCCATTGTTTTATGCCTTGTATTTCTGTGTCATTATTTAAATAGGATGAATCAGGTAAAACCTTAACGCCATCAGATAAATACGAATAATCCTCCCCTTCGTCATAATAAGGTAAGGCAGGTGCATTTTCCAAGTGTCCATATAAGATAGGCACAGGCTTTAGATTATATGCTTCAAACGTATTAACATCTTTCTCTAGTAAAGTTTTTGGTAAGTCAATATAGAATGACTCTACCCACTTATCATCTGCACTAATCTTTACTGCATTTTTATCATGACTATATCTGTTTATTTTTAAATCCGCAACCTTTACGCAATCTTCTATAGACTGACAGCTTGCTGTTTTTAAATATATGCTAATCTCTTTTCCTAATCCATTCCCCATTCTATCTGATAAACGCACATCATTTATGGGGAAATTATTAAAACTAAGACTCATACTAGATAATTGTATTTTCTTTGTTTTTAGGTCTATTTTCTCTTTTATATTAGATACTCTGAGGTCTAAGTCCTCGTAATAAACAGTATTATCATCTTCTATACCTTCAAACATTTGCTTAGTTGTGCTAATATATATAACTGGGTCTGTTTTTATCGCTACAAGATATTCAGCGGTGGTTAGATTCCCTGAGAGGTCATTTTTTATTTTTGGAAAGTTATCAAGATTGATCATTAAGACATACCAAATGAAACACCCTTGCGGACAGCTTCAGAAATTTTCTCTGCAAGTTCTTCAGAAACGAAGTCATCTGACATTACATTACCTGAGATGTTTACAGTTATTCCTAATCCTCCACCTGCGTTCATAGCTTCTAAATTATTTACGCCTATGGAATTTACTGCATCTCTACTCATAACAAACTCGCCACGTTCTGCTTCTATTATTGTACCGCCTTGAGAGTGTCTTCTGCCTCCAACGTATCCACCTTGTTCCATTTTTATAGTCGCTAACTGACCAAATCCCTGCTCTAGTAAATTACCAAGAAAAGCAGATGCCCCTGCGCTTACTACAGCAGCCGCAAATGGGTTTTGTATTGTGGCAAAAATTCCAGCTAATTGATTAGCAAAAATTTCTCTTATTTTAGCTTTAACAGTTTCTCTAGCCGCATCAGCAGCAGCTTCACCCGCGTGTGTATAGGATTGCGCTAACTTCATTGAGGCTGTGACATTCTTTAAAGTTATTGATGCTTGCAATTTTTTTAAGTTAAGGTCTGCTTGATCTGCTTTATTTTTTAGCTCTATCCCAGCAAGATATTGTTGAGTTCCCTCTATTTCTACTGTGTTTAATTTTTCTTGTTCTGTCAAAAGTCCTTTGAATTTTCTTGTTTGAAAGTCAGTTAGTAATTTTTCCGCCTCTGCTTTTTTATTCGTCAGCTCTGCTATTCTTTTATCTTCCCCTATCCTAGTTTGAAATAATGAGGATGAGTTTGCCTCTATTAAATTACGCTCCCTTATCAACCTATTGTATTTCTGTCCAAGCATAAACTTTTGAGCGACTAACTTAGAATCTTCTTTGCTTAAATTTATATTATCCATCAAAACAAAATTCAAATCTTCAGTCACATCCTTTGCATCAGAAGCAGAATCTTCATACGAGCCAAGAAGGTGATTTAACCCCTCGGCAGCTATAGCAATAGCAGTTAGAGCTAATCCTAACTTCCCTAAAGTAGAATTAAAAACCCTATTTGCAACTACCGCTCCATTCACTCTTGTTTGGTAAATAAGAAGTCCAGCACTAACCACACCTATCGTTATTCCATAAGCTTTCATTTTGTCTTCATCAAAACTTTCTACAAATGACTTCATTGTTGTTGCTACAGATATAATAGCAGGTGCTAACTTCTCTCCAATTTTCTCAGCCAAGTCCCCCATAGCATTGTTCATTTGGTCAATAGAGCCTAGGTATGTCTCAGAATCCCTAATTGCTGCACCGCCCATTTGCGCGCTTATAGTTTTTAATGCACTATTTAGTCTGGTGGAAGATCCAGCAGTACCGTCAATCTGTATTCCGTACCTCTGCATTGAATTAGTGGAAGAGAATACACTTTTTGAAAGCATATCTGTGGCTGTTTTTAAATCCATACCCTTAACAGTAGCTAAGTCTTGTGCAGCTCTTGTTAATTGAGCTATCGCTCTTTCATCTTCAGTATAAGCAGCGACTAAACCCATTGCAGCTATAGTTTCTTCGTCTCCAAATCGTGTTACCTTTTGAAGTTCTCCAGCATATTCAGATAGATTGTCAGAAGATTTACCTAGTAAGCCTGCGAGCCTTTTTTCTGCTTGTTCTTGCTCTCCGTAAGCCCTTCCAAGCTTTAATATACTTGCATTTAATAATCCAAATGCAAAAGAACCTAGAAGTAACTGCGAACGAAGGACTGAGAAAGAGCCACCTAGATTTCTATTATTCCTTACTCCTAATATTCCAAGTTTATTGTATTCGTCTACTTGTCTATTTAATTTAGCTTGGAGTCTTTCAGCTTTTTTATTCCCTTTAGTTAATCTCTCTTGCTCTACCTTTAATGCTTGTATGGCAGCAACCATAGCTCTAGCACCTTGCGCCTCAAATTTTACCGTTATTTTATTTGCCATCTTTAACTGCCTTATTTTGCAATTTATTTAAATTTTTCTTAATTAAAAAAGACTTCTGAACCCATCTAGCAGGCTGTTCATCATAGCAACCAGAATAAGCAGGAGTCTTGAAGTTCTCGCAATATATATATCTTTCTATGTCTTGTTGGATTTCTTTGTCAAATATAAAGTTCTGACAAGCAAAGAAGGGGACTTGACTTTGAACAGAGGATGAAATATCGAAGGATTTTTCATGTTTAGCGTTCATCATCTTTGTCTCCTCTATAATCAAATCCACCACTTTCCAGACATCATCTGAATTTTTAAATATTCTCGTTTCGTAGCTACCGTCCGTCATAACAGGTAGCTGTGCCTCGTAAGGAAATTTATGAAACCTACAGCCTCCACATGGCTCAAGAGAAACATTGAGTTCTATTTGGAGGCTTTGTCTTCCCCCAGAATGTAATGATCTTGCATCTTAACAAATATTTCTATTCTTTCCTCGTCTGTAAGTGATACAAACAAGTCATCTGAAAAGCTATCAAGACCTACACTTAACCATTTATACATACACTCAAATGGCGCTGTGAACTTATTATCTTCTGTGCTGTAATCAGTAGAGTTATGCAAAGTATCTTTTAACCTGCAAAGCTCTAATACTGAGATTTCTCTAAAAGAAACCTTTTTACCTGACTTAGTTTTAAATTCCATTCTTTTTTCCTTTTTTATTTATTTATTAGCAAGCTACTTCAACTAAAGCTGTAGAAGACCCTACTGCTTCACCTAAAGCTTTAACAGATAAATCAAGCATCATAATATCACCTTCATTAAATGACACATTCGTCAAGACTGACGAAGGCATATTTATCCCAAAGTTTGCATCAGTTAAACTGGCATCGTTATTTAAAAGAGTTATTCCTTTAGATGCTCCTGTTGATTGATTGTTAAAAACTTCAAACATATCCTCAGTCTTATCGTCATATTTAACTGTCATATCCATTGTCGCAGAAAATTCTCCAGCTCTTGCACATAATTCATATCCATTTGTTGTAACTCCATGGAATGTAGCTGGGTTTTCTAAATTTAAAGAAAATGAACTAAGAAGCAAGCTGTCTACTCCTACGACTTTTCTATAATCGGGGTCAGTCCAAGAACTCATTAAATAATTTTCTGACGCAGATGTAAAAGTAGTATCTACTGTTGTAACTGCATCAGTTAAGTCTTCGACAACTGAACCAGTTTGGAATGTCGCTGAGAATTTAACTCTTCCGCCTTCAGTACCAGCATCTCCATTTAATGTAAGTGAGGTGACAACGCAGTCTTTAAATGATAAGTCGGCATTAGTTGTAAAACCTGACTTAATAACTACGGAAAGTGCAGTTCCTACTAGCGAACCATCTCCTGTTCCAATTTGTTGAACCGCTCTATCTGATAAAAATGAATACACTCCGCTCGCAGCACCCTCTGCCTCGCCCATTATATTTTCAAGTAACATATCAAGGGCTGCTGTTGTCGCAGTTCCTGATACAGATATTTCCTTAACAGAAGCTTTAACATCTTGGAAGAAGTCTGTTTTCATTAACACTCTTCCTCCAGCCCTAGGTTCTAATACTTGAACTGGGTTTAATGATGGACTCCCTATTGAGTCTACATCGAGCGCATGATAGGGATTGCCACCTGATGCTTCTATTGTGCCAAACGCATCTTGTTCTGCTATTAGAACTTGAAATTCTTTTGGCGAATAGGCTGATGTTGAAATAGCCATAATTATTCTCCTTTAGGGGATTTCCCCTTGTTTTGTTTTTTCGCCTTAATTGGCTTTGCTTTAACCTCTTCTACGTATCCCCAAGCTGGCTTCGGGACTTTTTGAACCTCTACTTCTTTCCCAGAGTTTATAGATTCAATTAAATTAGAATCATACCCAGTAAATTTAAAACACCACATTTTAGTGATAGGATTCTCTTTATTGATTAATTTGACTTTCATATATTTTCCTTATCCTGCGTTACTTAAATGTTGACCTTTCCAAACTAGCTCAACAACATATTCATTTTCTTCATCTAAAGTATTTAAAGTGGTTGATTCAACTCTACAATTAAATACTCTTGTTGAGTCTGTAAGTGTCATTGCTATATTATCATGAACTAATGCTTCTATCCTTGAAATATACCTAAGTACATGGTCTAGCGAGGTTTTCTTAATATTCTTATCTAAAAAATAATAATACATATTAACTGTAAATTCTCGTATCTCTCCATTTATATTATATTCACTTAGCTCGCTACCTACTGGATCTAGTCTCACAAACTGACTGCTTGCTTGTGTAGACTCATGACCTATATATACAGGTAATGCGTTCTTAAATTCTGTTCTTAGCGTGTTCCGTAATTTATCAAGAATATTCTTAAAGTTGTTAGTAAAAGTTACAGGCATTGTTAAATTCTTCCTCTTCTAGTCATTTTTATACCTTTTAAATCGCTAGCATCAACTTCTTCGTGTACACCTCTTACTTCTACTTCCCATTCATTGCTAGCTGTGGCGACACTATTATCTGCTATTCCAGCAAATCTTACTTGCAATCCGTATGCTAAAGTTTGGTAGTCGCCAGTAATAACTTCCTCTGTAACCACTTGATTTGTCTTTAAGCCACTACTGTCTTTAACGTAAACATTATACTTAGCAGTTCCAATAGCGCCTGCTGTTGATGCGCTTATAGAAAGCTTTACTAAGTCATAATCTACAGCGCCTGCTCTACCTCTAAAATCTACAGGTCTAACTGAGCCATCTGTGTAGGTCACATCTCTTAATACACCTTGCGAAGCATCTCCAGTATTCTGCCAAGATAATGCAGCTCTACCTTCATTTAGTAATTGAACATTATTATCAGCTTCTAACATAAGTGCTGCGGCAATCTCTGAGGTAGGGTCTTTTGTCCTTACCATAAAGGCAGCAGCGTATAAAGCTGTTGTTCTTACTATCATATAATCGAAGTTTCCTTCTTTATCTTTTAATTGATTCTTAGGTAGCTTTGGATCAAGCCTAGAATCTATATATCTACTTGCATCTGTTCTGAATTGAGTTACCATGGCAGTAAAAAGCTCACCTGCCTCCATTAACTTATCTATGGGTGTGCTAGCAGAAAAATAATAAAGAACATCATCAGTAGAATTGTAGAACCATTCTCCCTCAACATTTAAATCAGTATGGGCAGATTGTGCTGAACCTAAAGATTCTCCATCTACAAATAACTGAGTTACTTGACCACTATCATGAGCGGCATATTTATTAGTTGAAACCTCTGTCCAACCATATATGGGAACTTTCTGGTCAAATTCATCTAACTGAGGAAATACTCTCTTTAATTCTTTATGTGTACAATATATCGGTGCTGATGCCATTATTTACCTCTCATCTTTTTTCTAACTTTTTTAGAATACTTTGCTCTTTGTTTACCAGCTTTTGTTGCCTTTCTCTTTTTCCTATTCTCGTAGGCTTTTTGACTTGGAGTAAGGCTATCTCTAACAGATTTTGGCAAATATCTACCACGTTTACTCTTTGGTTTTTTCTTATCACTAGAACTAACATAGTCCCATTTCTGAGATGTCCATTTTTTTAAAGACTTTTGCGATTTCTTAAGAGCCATTATTTATAGCCTCCACCCTTAGCTTTATATTGTCTTGCTAACATTTGAGCTTTTCTCGCTGACCATTGACCTGCTCTACCACCTTTTGATCCTGATAGTATTTTTCTAAAAAGTCTTTTACGCATAGTAGGCTTTGTGTAGTTACCTGCCTCATTAACTCTGCTTTTTGTTTTTCTTTTTTTTCTTCTAGGCATATCTTACCACATCTTGCAAGACCAATATCTTGCTGTTGTTTTATCTTTAGCTGTTGCACATTTATGTCTAGCCCTAAAAGATTTTCTTCTAGCTGGACTAGACTTTTTAATTCTCATATTAGGGTCACCGAAAGTCACTCTCTTTACTCTGCTTCCGTCTTTAACGTAGACTTGGAACTTTTTGCGACCATAGCTTACTTGACCCCTCTGAATCCTACTAGGCTTATTAAGTCTAACTGACCTACCTTTATACTTAGCCATTTCACTTCTTCCTTCTTCTTTTAACTTTCATTTTCTTTTTAGACTTCTTAGGTCTACCCCTCTTCTTTCCGTATGTACCTTTTCCGTATGGCATATTCTCTCCTAAAATGTTTCTACTGTTAAAACCGCTTCACACTTTTGTTGCGGTGTGTTTCCTAAAACTTGCTTTAGTGAGTTACCTCTATCAGCATCTGATGAGTTTATCTTCCCACTAAATGGACTTGTATGCAATACACTTAACACAAACTCTGCGTTTGGTTTTTCAGGTATTGTAAAGTCTAATGCTCCAGTTTCATAATTAATTGTTCCTACAAGGTCTTGATTTTTCCATATCAAGTTACCTCTACCATCATCTCTAAGGAATACTTCTTTATATGTTGATGAGTTAGTAATAGGGTCAAATACTTGTTCTGTAGATAACCTAGCCGCTACTGCTGTCGCTGCCGCAGGTGCAGCAGGTATTCTACCAGTTCCAAAGAACTCTGCTGTTCCAGTACTTCCTGCGCCTAGTGCTATTGCAGATGTAGAAAGATTTGATCCGCTTCTAAATATTAAATCACCACCTTCAATCCCCACACTAACTTTTTTCTCAAATAAATTACCTGCTGTGTAATACTGAGCATCTAGTGCAGCTTGTATCTTAGATATAATTCCATTAGAGCCACCAAACTTTGTATTAGACGAATCTACAGTAAATGATAAATTACTAAATGTTGTTCCACCATCTACTGTGATATCTAATTCGTAGGCGGTACTTGCGACTAAACCTGACTCTGTATTAGAAGTTAAGTCTGTAAGCCCAATACCTTGATAACCTGATTCGTAGAATTGCAACGCTACAGAACCTGCTGTTACTCCAAACCTTCCTGATGATGTCCTTCCATATCCAAAGAAGTTAGTTGACTTAAATCTACCGAAGTCATCTGTTTGTGATACTGAATACTTGTCAAAATTATGATAGTTGTTAAAGAAAGGTAGCCTTATAGCTCTATCGTCATTATGTGTTGCCGCAGTTGAGCCATGAGAACCCCTTACAACTGTCATTGTACTATTTGCAAGGTCTGCCCCAGTACCAAGTGCAACAACTTCAATTATTTCATTGTCTATTCTAATTAAATCACCCACTCTGAAAAATTTAGTATGTCCATCTTCTAAATATAGCGTTGTAACTGTAGCATCAGAAGTTACTGCATTGTCTGTTGCTGAATCTAGGTCTGCTGTGCTATCTACATACATATTAGAGTTTGGTGCTGTGGCTGTGATTGCAGTACCATCGTATAATTGATTGTCAGGACTAATAATAGCCCTTGATGCAGGTAATATTATTTCCTCATCAGGATTTAATATATAATGAACATAATTAACCGCTTCTGAAGTATCATCTTCTGCCGCCCACCTAGTGTAAGCAAATATAGCATTAGCTACAACATAACCATCGTTTCTAACTTTAACTGCTTTTATTTGCGCACCCTTAGAAGCTGATTCAGATGAATCGCCTACATCTAATAATAAATTGTTGTCTGCTTGACTATATGTAATTGATGTTGTTTTTGTGTCTATAGGAGTAGATAAATTGATTTTTCCTCTCCTTATATTACGAGTTCTATTTGAGTTAGAACTGCTTGGTGGTGGTGCTACATATCTACTCATATTACTTTACTCCTTTAAGTTAAATGGTATTTTACTTTAATATTTAAGCTATAGTCAGAATTAATACTATCTGACTTTAAAAATGCGAGTATTACTTTTCCTGATGCAACTGCCGCACTATCTACAGTAAAGCTAGATAAGTATGGCTGCTCACTCCCTGCATTTGTCACATCGCTATTGTGTGCTAATAATGTTCCATTGGTTAAACACGCTGTTGCTCCACTTGTAAAGTCATAGCTAAACAAGTGCATCCTAGTCGTATCTCCAGTCGCTGTATCTGCACCTTCTATCCCCGTAACTGAATCTATTGATATTGCATCCGTTACATACCAAAGGCAAGCAACTATATCAGATGCCCTAGTGCCATTGCCTTCACTTGTTGTAAATGTAGTAGCAGGATCTGTTCCAGTCCCAAATGCAGGTGGATAACTGACATCCCCATACATAGCACTAGCAAAAGGTATTGCTTGATGTGTATCATCTGCAAATGATGCAGATTGTGTGTTGCCTACTGAAAAGTAAGCATATTGCGTATTTACATAATTCCCTAAAGCTGATACTTTACTATTTGTAGAATCTACTGCAAGTAAATCTGTTCCACTAGAATTTTCAACTAAGAATGTAGCTGTTGTATTATCGCTTTGTGGTTTTACACTTACAACATCATCAGATAAAGATAATGCAGAAGTTGTACCCTCTCCATCCTTAATGCTTCTAGTAGTTGCATCTACTCCACTATTAGAGTTATCCATCTGTAGGATGTCTTTATAAGTATTTGCTAATGTTTTTCCTGATAAACTCATTATTCTCCTTTACGATCCATCATCTAAAGTGGATGGTAATGCTGTTGCCTTTACTATAAATGGAGGATTACTCAAACTATGCGATGCTCTTACACCATAAGAGATGTTGGCTGTCTTTGTGCTTCCTGCTGTAGAAAATCCAATGTAAAATGTATTACTAGAACCTATTGATGCTAAATTTGCAGCTTCTAAAACCCATTTTACAATTATAATATCATCATCAATCTCATCGTCACTAAACCACACACCACCTAAGTCATACTCAAATGCCTCTCCAATAGAATTGTATGTACTATTATCACTTAGACCTACATCTATATTTGTATCGGTAGAGCCTACATTAATAAAACAGCTTAATTCTATTTCTACTTTTTCACTAGGCGGTGTTTTAAATGTTATCCTATGACTAGCATCTTCTACAGTCATACTGTTTTGTATCTCATGTGCTACTTGTGAATCTGTGGGGTGTAAGTAAGTATACCCTAATATCATACCCGCATAAGCACTATTTGCAACACTAAACTCTGTTCCTGCTTTACTTGCTACAAAGTTACCATTATGAGAATCTAATGTGATACTTGCTCCACTATCCACTACGAAATCATCTGCAACAACCTTGTCTAAACTAGATATTGTTAAATCGCCACTAGAATACGCAACATCTGTTAAATCATTAAGTGCAACGCTACCTCCACCCGCATTATCATCAACATACCTCTTAGTTGCTATGTGATTGTCCTGCGTTGGCTGGTTTTCGACAAAAACATTACTATCTGATACCAGTAGCCCAGTAGACTTATCTCCTACCTTAATAGGCTTCCTATCTGATGTTAGCTCATTATCTAGTTGCAGCACTTTTGCCATTAATCTGTACCTTCATAATTTTTCATCTGTGGGAATTGTTCCACAAACGATTTCATCTCTAAATCTTCTAAACGCTTATGTATTTTATTTAGTTGCTCTTTCTCAAAGAGAGGGGAATGTGAATTTCTTTCAACTTCGTCTAATCGCCTGCATATATTCAACATTCCCTCATCTACTTGTAAATATGGTATTATTTTACTTACGAGCCACTTTATTATCACTTCTCAGTCCTTTGATAAAACCTCTAACTACAGAACCAAATACGTTGTCAATTAAGTCAACAAACCATGGCTCTATCGTAGAGTTCCATACTTTTTTAGTTACACTCCATTTACCTAGACCAAGTGTCATAACCTTACCCATACTCTCAAACGCTGTCTCTACTACTGAACAAATATGCTCATTTGGAATTTTCTTTAAAACGTATAATACTATTGCTGATGATCCTCCACCAACTAATAGTCCTGAATTGTTACCTAATAATCCTAATACTGAATCAAACATATAATCTCCTTATTAATAATTATCTTGCCTTTTATTCAAAAACTTTTCCTTGAGACCATTGCCACTTAAAGAAGCAAGTATCTCAACTATAGCTCTGTAGCTTGCTTTCGCATCTTTAACATCAAGCTGCATTTGTTTCTGTGAATTAATCAGTCCTATAACTATCTTTTCAAATCTCTCGTTTGCATCATCTAAATCTCTTTTTAAATCGTCTTGAATCCACTTATTCTGCTTGAATATAAAATACCCAAAAGCAACGCACATCGTTATTGGGACTCCAAACTGCTCTAGTATCGCCAATACATCCATTACTTATAAAACTTTGGCAATGGCGTTCTGTTGCTGTCCCACTTATACGACAACCTCGAAAATCGTTGTCTTGACTTTTCTCTTATCTGTAGATTTTGCATTGTAAGCCTCTAATGATTTATCTATATCGTATCCTGCATCTTCTGTATGTTGCAGATCTACTTTTATTCCATCTCTATTTCCATTACTGTAAAATATGTAGCAATTTTGGCTTGCTCTACCATTTAAATTAAGGGCTTTTTCACTATAATCGTTTGCCCCTACCATACTGCTAGACCTTCCGAAGTTATCTCCTACTCTGGCACTATGTACGTGTCCGAAGATTGCGTAGTCTATTTTTATGCCTTTAAGAGAGTATCTACCTACTATCTGGTTAATCGAAGTATCTAACTTGCCTCTGAGAGAACCATGACCATGTAATAGTAATAAGTTCTGGTTAGCAACATTTATCACTAATTCTGACGGGTCTCCATGTAAGAATTTAACACTTTCGTGGCGAAATAAATAGCGTAAACATTGAAAAATTGTATAATCATAATTATCTGTCGCTACTATACTACTCCAACCCATCTCTTTGTTAGCTCTACCTTCGTTACCAACAACAGATGCAACCGTTACGTTAAAGTCTTTACTTAGGTCAATTATAGCCTGCTGAAGTATGTCCACCCCAAGGAATGTTGCCTTAGCTCTATTTGTAGCTTGATTTAAGAGTTCATCTAATCTTCTATCGCTATTCATTAAATCACCAGTAAGCGCCATTACCACGTTTGTTATTCCCGCAGTTTTAAAGTATTCTTTTGCCCTGCTTACAAAGTATTTTGTTCTTGAAGATGCAACCCTAAAATCATATCTGTTGTTTTCTAATTCAACTAACTCATTGAAGTGGACATCAGAAAATTGTATCACCCCTACAGCTTTCTTGGATGACTTAGAAGCCTTCGTAGTTATACTTAACCTATTATTGTCAAAAATCTTTATTAATTCTTTATTGTACTCTTCTATAGCATTTTCGATACGAGCGTGTTCACGAAATGCTTTATTGTAGATTCTATTGTTGTCCTGAGCTTTCTGCTTTTGCTTGGCGAGTCTTACGTTTTCTCGTATTACATCGTGGTCTGCATCAGAAATAGGGTATATTGTTTTTTGCTTACAAGTGTTGCACCCATATCTCTGAGCGCCTCTCTCGTTAAAGCCTTGTCTTGACAGCCCTATTTTATAGCAATTAGGACAAACTAACTTTTTTTGGTCTATCATAGACCTCCTTGGCTGGTTATTGCGACTTAACTATTTCGCTTAACTCTTTAGCCCTATTGGGGCTATCTGACTTTGCCCATTTACTATCAAGCATCTCCTCACTAGCCATTAAAAAGTTGTCATCTTTTATATATTGTATTGTTTTTCTAAATCTTTTTACACCAGAAAATCCTATCTGGTAGATCATGTTGATAAGGACTTCTTGTATAGCTTGGGGTTTTTCTAAAAACCAATCTCCCCAATCTTCGTCTGCGCTAATTCTTTTTAATAATTTGTTTATCTTTTGGTCTAAAATTAAATCAGCGACTTCCTTATCCATATATAAGTCTTTTATCGCAAAGCCATAACCGATGGTATCATATCCATTGGTACATTTATAAACTTTAGGCTCGTAGCCTTCGTGCTTTGCTATTTGTTCTTTTAAATTATTTAAATCTTTCATTTTTTCTTTAAATGTACCTTAGCTTTAGGTTTTGCTTTAACTGGCGATTTAGAACCTACTTCTACCCAGCCATTAGCTTTAGCTGCTTCAACATCTGACTCTGCAAACATTTTAAAACCTTTTCTGTTTTTAATTTCCATTTTAACCATTTAATTCTCCTAAGATTATTACAGAGGGAGCAAGCCCCCTCTGTAATTATTTACAATCTAGCTATTAAGAAGCTGGGCTAACTAAAGCAAAAACTTTTTTGTTCCCTGCTGTAGTATTGCCAGTTACTAGACAACCATAAACGCTATCTGCTACAAATCTTGTAGAAAGACTTGGTAAATGATAGTCGCTTTGCACTCTAGCTTTTAACCCAGAAGAGTAAGCTATGTGCATAGCATCTTTATGTATTAAATATCCTAATAGTTTTTCAGATTCATCTGATACTCCGTTAGCACTAAAGTTACCAACAGGAGATGAAGATTGAGCTGAACTTGCTGACCCTGCACCATAGTGCATGAAGTTATTTGAAACAATAACATCAACGCCACCTAATTGACCTGCAAATCCTGTAATAAATGGATTTTCTCTGCCTGCGAGTCCACTTCCTTCATATTTGGCAAACTCTGCAAGCTTGAATAAGCTTCCATAAGTTGCAGGAGTTAATACCATGAAATAATCTGCTGCGTTGCTATCATTAGTATATATTGCTTCAAGCATATTTGCAACACCAGCAGCAATAATATCTGTTGAATCGTGAGTAGTATTAAGCTCAACAGTATTGCCTGCTTGACCACCATCATCAGTTCCGTTTGCATAATTAAATGCAATAGAATCAAATACTTTAAGAGCTAAGTATTGGTCAATCTTTTTAGCCAAAGCATAACCTAGTTTTGATGTATAAAGGTTCATTACATCGTATCCAGATTGCACTTGTGCTACATCAGTAATAGATATTGCACTGTGAATTGCTTGATTTATATCTAATGTATAAGCATCTTCTGCGTCTGTTGATTTTGCAAATGCCAAATCAGTATCAATAAGGGTTTCAACTGCAGCTGTTCCTCCACCATAAGTATCACTAGCAGTTAGTTCGGTTTGTCTTGGAAGATGGATTCTATCTCCACCACCTGCAACTAGAGCAGACTGGTCGTTAGCCATTGCTCCGAATACAAGATTTTTTTCCATATAGTCCATGATTGATGCGCCCCATACTTCTGGAATAAATTCTTGCAAACCAGCCGTAGCACTATCTGAATCTTGTAGACCACCAGCAAGTGCCACATTGTTTGTGCCAGCTAGATTCATAAGGTGATTACCTGCATAACCATTATGTACCCAACCTTGAATATTATTTAATAAATTATTCATTTATTTTAACCTACCTTTTTAGTTTTACCTTCTACCTGCTTGAGCTTGTGCTTTCTGAGTATAATATGCTCTTTTTTCTGACTCGTCCATCTCTGAATAAGGTTTGTCAATAACAACTTCTTTTACCCTGCCAGGCACGTGACTAACATTAGAAGGCTTTTGATTGTTAAATTTATTTACAAAAAGTCGAATTGTACCGATATCCTTGCCAGCCAATTCTTCTCTATCTTCTTCAGGTAGTTGTTCTAGTAAAGAATTACGAGTTTCTGTTTCAAAAGCCTCGTATTTGTCTTTAAAAGGAGACAATATGTCAACTTTTTTTTGCAATTCTTCGGCAAGCTCTTGATATTTCTCTTGTTCCTTTAGCCCTCTAACCTTGGCAGTTTCTTTTTCCTTCTGAATATCTGCTAATTGCTTAGATAACTCTTGCTTAGAATGTCTTTGTTTTTTTGCGTTTTCTACCTCTTCATGATAAAGCGCTTTATAATCCACATTGCTATCTGCCTTTATAGACTGGGCTTCTTGCCCTGCATTTTCTTCTGACCCTACTGGGCTTGTATTTACTTCTGACATCTGTCATACCTCCATATTTAGTGTTTTTTTTAGGTCAAACACACAATATCTTGTATGTTTCCCTAATCGTAACTTATATTAGGTTGGGTTATAAATGCAAACATTTAATAATAATCTAACAAATTTTAAAGAAAAATGGTTTGACTTCATGGGGTATAAACCTCATAACGGTCAGGCTAAATTGCATTTTCCATCGAAGGAAGAGGCAAGGTTTTTTGTCATGATATGCGGGCGTAGGTTTGGAAAATCTACCGCAGCCGCTATGGAAGCAACGTACTACGCATCCCAGCCTAATAAAAAAGTATGGTTAGTAGGTTTATCTTATGATAAAGCTGATATTATGTTTAGGGAGGTGTGGAAGCGTATGGTTATTGGTAAGGCTAATGACATTGAGAAGGCTTCAGAAAAGGAACGCTACATCAGATTTAAATGGGGTAGTGTTATTGAGGGTAAGTCTGCGGACAACCCTGATTCTTTAGTTGGAGCTGGTCTTGATCTACTTGTAATAGATGAGGCTGCTAAGGTAAAGCGTAAGATATGGGAGATGTACTTATCCCCGACACTTGCAGATAAAAAAGACAGCAAATGTGTTTTTATCTCAACGCCTGAAGGTTTTAATTGGCTTTATGATTTATTTTTACTAGGTAAATCAGATAAGTTATGGGAATCGCACCAAGCTCCGTCTTGGGAGAATCAATATGCGTTTCCTGATGGTGAAAGCGATGCGTTCTTAGTTGAGCGTAAACGAAATATGTCTAAAGAGATGTTTGACCAAGAGTTTGGGTCTGCATTTACATCGTTCGAGGGTAAAGTTTACCCATTTGACAGAAATAAAGATGTTGGGGATTATCCTTACAACCCTAACTATCCAACTTACTGCTCTATTGACTTTGGATACAGGATGCCAGCGGTGGGCTGGTTTCAGATACATAGAGTAGATGGAGAATGGCACATAAATATTATTGACGAGATTGTACATGAAAAAAATATAAAAACAGATGAACTTATACAGATGATAAAATCAAAACCTTACGCTGTTAGAGAATACTACGGTGACCCTGCGGGGATGCAGGCACAGGGTCAGTCTGGATTGGGAGATATAGAGATATTTAGAAGAAATGGTATATATGTAAGGTCTATAAGAGATAAAGTATCAAGAAATATTGCTTCAGGGATTAGTCATGTTAGAGGATATATTGAAAACGCCAATGGCAATCGCCATCTTCACTTGGATAGTAAATGCGTGGGTTTGGCTGAAGACCTTGAGAATTACCGTTATCCTGAAGCTGTTGAAAATAAACATCTTAAACCAGAGCCATTAAAAGACGGAAGACATGACCATGGTTGTGATATGATGAGATATTTCTTTATAAACCAATTTCCAATTAAACGAAATCAAATAATAATGAGAGGCAGATAATGACTACAGTAGAAGAAATCATAGCAGAATCCGTAAAGGAGCTAAAACTCCATCATGCACAAGCTAGGCGCAGAGAAATTTATAAGCTCATAGACTATTACTCAGGTAGCGAGACTCAAAAGTATATTGAAGGGTTTTTTGATGCTGATGCTTTCAGAGAAATCCCTGTATATAGTGCCAATTTTACAAAAAGATTTATAAATAAGATGTCTCGGATATATAATGTCGGGGCAAATAGAAATGTTGGTGAATCTTACGACAAATTAACCGTCAAGAAAGATGCAAGAATGAAACATATCGAAAAGATGACTAGACTTGTTGGAACTGTAGCCACACAAGTTATTTATCGTGACGATTTAGAATATCCTTGCTTTGATTACCGACCAATATATTACTTTGATGTTCACATGGAAGATAATCCGTTTGTTCCAACTGCTATTACTTATCCGATTTTAAATAGCGTAGATGATATTGCGGATACAAGTAAACTTCATTATGCCTATTGGGATAATAGTATTTATGCTTTATATGATGAAGATGGAAACATATTAGATGAATATGAACATGGATATGGCATTATTCCTTTTGTATTTACTCACAGGGAAAATCAAATAGACTCTTTCTTTGTAGAAGGGGCGTGTGACATTGTAGATTGCAATGAACAGGTCAATATAACAATGACTGAGCTTCAATTAGGTCTAAGATTCCAAATGTTTGGGCAGCCATTCGTAACTGGGGTTTATTCAGATAAAGGAATGAAGCGAGCGGGGTCTGATTCTATTCTAGACCTTCCAGAAGGTTCTACTTTTGGTATTGCTGCTCCACAAGGCGATATTCAGTCTGTAATAGAGAGTGTAAAGTTTCAAGTAGATCTTGTAGCTCAGAATAATCACCTATATGTGCAGTTTGCTCAAGATGGCGGTGAAGTTCCATCAGGCATAGCACTTAAGATTAAAGACTTAGAGAGATTTGAAGATTATCAGGACGATATAGAGCTTTGGAGAATGTATGAGCATGAATTATATGCAGTAGAGAGACAAATTGCTGCTTATAATGGAATATCTCTGCCTAAAGAACTTAAATTAGACTTTATAGAGCCAGAATATCCTAAGTCAGTACAAGATCAGATACTAATGGAGAATCACGCACTACAAAACAACTTAGCTACACAGCCGCAGTTATTACAAAAATATAATAAAGACCTAACTATTGAGGAGGCTAGAGAAATTGTCAAAGCAAACAAGCAAGAAAACGAGCAACAATCAATCTTTGAGAGAATCCGTCAGCAAAATCAAAGAACTCAATAAGTTAGATATTGACATTGATGGAGATATTTCCGAAATTATAGCAGACCCAAAAGCGTGGGCTGAGTCCATGGCGAATAAGATTTTACTTCAAAATATTAATAGAATTACTAAAGCACGCAAGCTAGGAGAAGAATTTGGC